ATCGAGGCGCTCGTCCTTGAAGCGGTCGCAAAGGCTGCTGGCGTGACCGTCGACCGCCACGCTGTCCGAGTGGATCGGCTTTACCTGACCAGCCGTATGGGCAGCACGGGCAGCGAGTTCGAGGCTACGTGCACCATCATCGTCGACCACCAGGCCGCCCCGCCGGCCCCGCCCGCGCCGCCGCGCCGGCCGTAGGGAGGGGGGCATCAAAAGTGTGCGCGGCCTGAGTGCCGACACCGACCTGTACCGCATAGCGGGATAAAAGTCCCCTTTTTAAAATAGGAAATCAGCAAATGGCAGGCGTAGCAGGCAAGAGCGGAGGGCCACGCCCCAACTCTGGCGGCGCACGGCCAGGAGCTGGGCGCAAGCCCAAGGCGGCCACTGAGAAATCAGCAAATGCCGCCGTCGAAATTAAATTGGAGCCGCAGTCGCGCGGCGGCGCGCTGAAGCGCAAGAAGGCGGTCCCGGTAGAGATCGAGCCGTGCGACATGTTGACCCTGCTGCAGCGGATTGCCCTCGGCCAGGTCGACGCCAGCGCCGGGCAGATCCGCGCGGCGATCGCCGCGGTCCAATACACCCACACCAAGAAGGGTGACGGCGGCAAGAAGGAAGACGACGCCGAGAAGGCGAAGAAGGCCGGCGCGGGTAAGTTCGCCGCTGCCGCGCCCCCGAAACTGGTCGCCGCCGGCGGAAGGAAGGTCTAAATGCCCGAATGGACAACTGCTTGCCCAGACTGGGCGGCGCGGCTGCGCGCGGGCCAAACGATTATCCCGCCGCCGATTTTCCCGGAGCAGGCCGAGCAGGCGCTGGCGATTTTCAAGCAGCTCAAGATCGTCGACGCGCCTGGCAGCCCGACGTTTGGCGAGTCGTGCGCCGAATGGGTGTTCGACCTGGTGCGCTGCATCTTCGGCGCCTACGACGCGGAGAGCGGCCGACGCCTGATCGTTGAATTCTTCGTGCTGCTACCGAAGAAGAACAGCAAGAGCACGGTCGCTGCCGGGATCATGATGACCGCGCTGATCCTGAACTGGCGCCAGTCGGCGGAGTTCTCGGTGCTGGCCCCGACCGTCGAGGTGGCGAATAACGCCTACACCCCAGCACGCGACATGGTGCAGAAGGACGATGACCTCGACGCCCTGATGCACGTGCAGTCGCACGAGAAGAAAATCACGCACCGGGAAAGCCAGGCGATCCTAAAGGTGCTCGCGGCCGACCAGAACACTGTCGGCGGCAAGAAATCGGTCGGCACGCTTGTCGACGAGCTACACCTGTTCGGCAAGGTGGCGGCAGCCGAGAACATGTTCCGCGAGGCGCTGGGCGGCCTGGCGTCGCGCCCAGAAGGCTTCGTCATCTGGCTGACCACTCAGTCGGACGAGCCGCCGGCCGGCGTGTTCAAGCAGAAGCTGGATTACGCCCGCGACGTCCGGGACGGAAAAATCGTCGACCCGGCTTTCGTGCCGATCATCTTCGAGCACCCGCCGGAAATGGTGGCGTCGGGCGAGTGCCTGCTGCTCGAAAACATGGCGATGGTGAACCCGAATATTGGCTTCTCGGTCGACCGGGCGTTCCTCGAGCGCGAGTTCACGAAGGCGCAGCAGGCCGGACCCGAGTCGTTCCGCGGCTTCATGGCGAAGCACGCCAACGTCGAGATCGGACTGAACCTGCGCAGCGACCGATGGGCCGGGGCCGAGTTCTGGGAATCTGCGGTCGACCGCGCCATCACCTTGGACACTCTGCTTGAGCGGTCCGAAGTCGCTGTCATCGGCATCGACGGCGGCGGCCTGGACGACTTGCTGGGCCTGTCCGTTCTCGGGCGCGAGCGCGATACCGGCAAATGGCTGCTCTGGTGCCACGCCTGGGCGCACAAGATCGCGCTCGAGCGGCGCAAGGAAATCGCGCCGCGGCTGCTGGACTTCCAGCGCGAGGGCGACCTGACCATCGTCGCCCAGCCAGGCGACGACGTCATGGCGGTGGCGGATCTGATCTGCTACGTGCGCGACTCGGGCCTGCTGCCGGACGAGAAGGGGATCGGCGTCGACGCCGCCGGGATTGGCGACGTGGTCGATGAGCTGATCACCGAGGCGCGCGGCATCGACATGAAGCAGATCATCGCGATCTCGCAGGGCTACCGCCTGAACGGCGCGATCAAGACCACCGAGCGAAAGGTCGCGGGCCGCGAGCTCCTGCACGGCGGCCGCCCGATGATGGCCTGGTGCGTCGGCAACGCCCGCGTCGAGGACAAGGGCAATGCAATCCTGATCACGAAACAGGCCTCTGGTAAGGCCAAGATCGACCCGCTGATGTCCGCGTTCAGCGCGGTGTCGCTGATGGCGCTGAACCCCGTCGGGGCGGCGGCGCCGGAAATTCACGTATTGGACTTCTGATGACCGGACAACTGTTGAACCTGGAGGCGACCAAGCACCGATCGAGCGTGCTCGACTCCTGGATTGCCGGTCGCGACGGCGCCGCCGAGCGCCTGGGCGTGGTCGCCCTGGGCGAAAACGCCAGCGGCAGCCTCACGATGAGCGAGCTGGCCAACCTGCTGGGTGCGGCGCATCGCTCGTCGTCCGGCTCCCAAGTGACGGCCGAGACCGGCATGCGAGTGTCGGCTGCCTACGGCTGCATGTCGCTGATCGCCGGCGCCATCGCTACGCTTCCGCTGGGTATCTATGAGCGCAAGGGCAACGATCGTGACTCGGCCGACCACGATTACTGGTGGATGTTGAACGAGAAGGCCAGCGATGGCTGGTCGGCGGCTGCAGCCTGGGAGGCGCTGATCCTATCGAAACTGTCGCATGGCGATGGCTTCGGCGAGTGGATCCGCCCGAGCCCGTTCAGTAACCGCGTAACTGGCTGGAAGCCGCTCAAGCGGCAGACGGTCCAGCCCCTCAAGGACGGCAAGGACGTCTACTACCGGATCACTCCGGACGACGGGCCGACGTATGTACTGGATCGCGCGGACGTCATCCACCTGCCGAGCCTGGGTTTCGACGGGTTGACCAGCCCGAGCCCGCTGACCTATGCGGCGCTGGAGGCGATCGGCACCGCGCTGGCGGCGCAGGAATACACCGGCCGGTTCCTCGCTGGCGGCGGCAATTTCGATTACGCGCTGAAGACGGCGTCGAAGCTGGACAAAACGCAGCTCGAGCAGCTGAAAGCGTCGCTGATCGCGCGCGCACAGAACGGCGGCCGCGGCCCGCTGATCCTGTCGGGAGGCCTGGAGCCGGCGCAGCTGAGCGTGAACTCGAAGGATGCCGAGATACTGGCCACCCGCCTGTTCACGGTGGAAGAAATCTGCCGCATCTTCGGCGTGCCGCCCTTCATGGTCGGCCACACCACCAAGACCACGTCATGGGGATCCGGGGTATCGGAAATGGGCATGGGCTTCGTTCGATATACGCTGCAGCGGCACCTCACCCCGATCGCGCAGGAAGTGAACAGCAAGCTGTGGCCAGTGCGCCAGCGCTTCTTCGTGGAGCACATCACGGCGGCATTGGAGAAGGGCGATATCAAGGCCCGCTACGACGCCTACCGCACCGCGCTGGGCCGGGCCGGCGAGCAGCCGTTCATGACCACTGATGAAATCCGCCGGCAGGAGAACCTGCCGCCAAATGCAACCCTGAACGTGAATGGAGGCCAGAGTGCCGAACAGCCTGACGAAGCTCCTGGCGAGCAACAAGAAGCGTCCGGAGCGGACCCCGCAGTCGAAGATCGTAGCGAAGACTGACGGCGAGACCGAAATCTACATCTATGACGCGATCGTGGCCGACGAGGACACTGCGTACTGGTGGGGCGGCGTGTCGGCCGAGGCCCTGGTGCCCGAGATCCGCGCCATCAAGGGCGGCACGATCCGTCTGCGCATCAACAGCCCGGGCGGCGACGTTTTCGCTGCGCAGGCGATCTGCCAAGCCATCCGCGACACCGGTGCCAAGGTAGTGGCGCACATCGACGGCTATGCCGCCAGTGCGGCGACCGTCATCGCCACCGCGGCCGACGAGGTTGAGATCTCGGACGGCGGCTTCTTCATGATCCACAACGCCTGGACCTGGGCAATGGGCAATGCGAGCGACCTGACGGCGACCGCGACCCTGCTGTCGAAGGTCGACGCCTCGCTGGCGGGCCAGTACGCGAAGAAAAGCGGCATGAGCGTCGACGACGTCAAGGCCGCAATGGACGCCGAGACCTGGTACACCGCCGACGAAGCCGTCGCAGCCGGCTTGGTCGATCGCATCGCGGCCGGCGCGAAGGTCGATGCATCGTGGGACCTGAGCGCCTACGCGAAAGCGCCGAAGCCTGCACCGAACAACCAGATCGACCAGGTCGCCACCGAGGAGCATCGCGCGCGCCAGCGGCAGCGCATCACCACGATGGCCCGCCTCCAAGTTAGCTGACGCTCTCGCGCCACTAAACCAGCCGCCTCCGGGCGGCTTTTTTTATGCCCACCGGCCGCGAGAGCGGACCAACCCCATCGAAAGGTTCTACATGACCAAGCTCGCACAACTGCGCGCCCAACGCGACACCGTGGCCAAGAAGGCCCACGACCTGAACAATAAATATCCGGCCGACCAGCGCATGCCGGCCGCCGAATCGGCCGAGCTGGACAAGCTCCTGGCTGAGGTCGAGGCGATCGACGCCGACATCTCGCGCGAGCAGCGCCTGGCGCAGCTGGCCGGGGAAAATCCGGACAACCAGCATCAGATCGCCCTCGCGGCGGCGACCCGTCCGGGCGGCGCCCAGACCGACGAAGGCGCCGCACTGCGCGCCATGCTGACCGGCGGCCTGATGGCCCTGACCCCGGAGCAGCGCACCGCGATGGCCGCGCGCGTTAACCCGGACATTCGTGCCGCGATGTCGACCACCACCGGCGCCGAGGGCGGCTACACCGTGGCCACTGAGTTCAACAAAACCCTGATCCAGGCGATGAAGGCGGCATTTGCCGTGCGCAGCGTCGCCAGCGGAATCCAGACGTCGACCGGCGCCCAGATGCTGTTCCCGACCGCCGACTCGACCAGCGAGGAAGGCGAGATCGTCGGCCAGAATGCCTCGGTCACCGTCGGCGAGACCGCCTTCGGCCAAGCATCGCTGGACGTGTTCAAGTACTCGTCGAAGTCGATCGCGCTGCCATTCGAGCTGTTGCAGGACTCGATGTTCAACATCGAAGGCTACATCTCGAACCTGCTGCAACTGCGCAAGGGCCGCATCCACAACCGCCACCACACCGTGGGCACCGGCACCAACCAGCCGCGCGGCATCGTGACCGCGGCCGCCGCCGGCAAGGTCGGCGCCACCGGGCAGACTGTGACCGTGACCTACGACGACCTGGTCGACCTGGAGCACTCGGTCGATCCGTACTACCGCTCGGCCGGCAAGTGGATGATGCACGACGACACGCTGCGCGCACTGCGTAAGCTGAAGGACAGCAACGGCCGTCCGATCTTCGTTCCCGGCTACGAGCAGGGCAATCCTGGCGGCGCGCCGGATCGTCTGCTGGGTCGCGAGATCGTCATCAACCAGCACATGCCGGTGATGGCGGCGAACGCCAAGTCGATCCTGTTCGGCGACTTCTCGAAGTACCTGATTCGCGACGTCATGGACACGACCCTGTTCCGCATGACCGACAGCGCCTTCACCCTGAAGGGCCAGGTCGGTTTCGTGGCCTTCTCGCGCTCTGGCGCGAACATGGTCGACGTCGGCGGCGCCATCAAGTACTACCAGAACAGCGCAACCTAATCGAACCCGGCGGCTGGCTCCGGCTGGCCGCCTCACTTGGAGAACACCATGGCAGAAGCCAAGAAGAAAAAGGGGCGCGTGCTGGTCGCATGCGCACTCGGTCAGCCCAACGACGTTGTCGAAGTCGACGCCGCGCAGGAAAAGAGCCTGGCCGACGTGGTCGACACGTCGCCAGAAGCGGTCGCCTACGCCGAATCGCTGGCCGCGCAGTAAGCACCAGGGCGAACCGTCATGGCCCACCTGCACATTGCCCCGAGCGTACTGACCATCCGCGTGTACGACGCGCCGGGCGGCTACGAGGCGCGCCGGCCGTACGTGGGAATCATGACGGTCAGCCACCTCTCGGACACTGTCGTCTACCTGCACGGCGCCGCCGGCAAGATCGACCGCGCTACCCACCGGGCCGCCCTGGCCATGCTCCGCGAGCGCGGAGTGACCACGGTGCAGTACGAGCGCCGCGGGCAAATGAAAACACTCAGTTTGATATCAAAGGAATAACAATGGCGCAGCAATTTTCAGTGGCGGTGCGAAACGCCCGCCTCGATGCGATCGAGGCAGCAATCGGCGCGTCGCCGAAGCTGCGCTTCTACAGCGGCGCCCAGCCCGCCAACTGCGCCGCAGCGCGCACCGGCACGCTGCTCGCCGAGCTGGCCCTGCCGTCCGACTGGATGGCGCAGGCCGCTAACGGCTCCAAGGCGTTCGCCGGCAGCTGGTCGGGCGCCGGCGCCGCGGCGGCGGGCGCGGGCACGAACATCGGTCACTTCGCCATCATGGATGCGGCTGGCACGACCTGCCACCACCAGGGCAAGGTAGGCGCCACCGGCGACGGCACGGCCGACATGACGGTCGACAACCTGAACCTGGCGCAGGGTCAAGCGATCTCGGTTACTGCCTTCACGCTGACCGACGGTAACGCCTGATGAAGCGCTACTACTTGACCGACATCCTGGGCACCGGGGAGGCGGACGTCGACGAATTCCGCCCTGTGCCGGCTGAATACCGGGCCGACTTCGCCTGGTCGATGCCATCGGATGCAAACGGCATGCCGCTGAATAACTGGGGCCTGGTGGAGGTCACCGCAGCAAGCGACGCAGCGCTGGCCGGGATGGCCGCGGATCCGCGCCTCGACGCGCTGCCGTTCGTGGCACGCGAAACCCTGGTGGCCGAGATCGACCCAGCAGCGGTTGCCGCGATGCGGGATGCGCTGGCGCGCCGCAGTATTGACGTCGACTTCGCGAGCGCGGCGACCTTCGGCGACATTCTCGACAACATCACCTGGCGCTCCAACCACCCATAAGACATGGCGACCCCCTTCCTCCTCGACACGTTTGATGGTCCAGACAGCCAGTTCCTGGAAGCATATTCTGCGAACTGGGTAAAGTCGACCAATCAGGCGGGCAGGGCGATGCTGCTCGGTGGTCGCGTCTATCAGAGCAACACCGACACCACGGTTTATTGCCGTGGCGATGTGCAGCCGCCGACGGCCGATTACGATGTAAGCGCATCGCTGTATTTCGCCAGTGGAAGCGGTTCGCCGTCCGTCGGGGTCTGCGGCCGGATGGCCGGACCCGGCGGCGCGGCCCTGACGTTCTACCAGGCTCGAATCGTCAACAATGGGTCTGGTATCGTCCTGGCGCGATTCATCAATGGCGCCACGGTAACGCTTTCGTCGGTTGCGTACAGTGCGCCCGCCGGGGCCGAACCGAAGCTGACCCTTCGCATGAAGGGCGATCAGCTCAGTGTTCTGCTGGACGGCGTCGTCGTCGTCGGGCCGATCACGGACAGCAACATCACCGCGGCCGGGTATGCCGGCTTCCGGATGGCGAGCGCCTCCGCCAACCAGATTCGCATCGACAACTTCGCAGTTGAGCCGATCGAGGAGAGCGCCCCCACGATTGTCGCGACGCTGACCGCGGCTCTTGAGCCAGCAGCAATCGGCAGCGCGGCTCAGGTCCAAGTCGCCGGCGCCCTCTCCGTAGTTCTCGCCTCGACGGCCCTTGCATCGGCGGCCGCGCTGGCATCGACGGCTGGCCTCGCGAAGACGCTGGCGCCGGCCGTGCTCGCGGCCAGCGCCTACATCGAGGCCGAGCCGCCGCAGCAGGATGGTGTCGAGGGTAGCCTGTCGAAAACCCTGATCGGCGCCACGCTCGCGGCATCGGCCAGCTTGGCGGTGAGGGGCGCGCTGGCATCGGCCCTCGATGACGCAATCGTGGCATCAACGGCGGCGGTGCCGATCGCGGCGGCGCTGGCCCAGGCGCTCGAGCCGGTGACGCTGGCCGCCGCTGCCACGCGGCCGACGTCCGCCCAGCTCGAGGCAGCACTGGAGGATGCCGCTCTGTCGGCGTCCCTCCGCATTTACCTGATGGGAACCGTGCGGGCACCGGCCGGCGCCGGCTACGCGCCGCAGCGCGCTGCATTCAGCGCGCGCCCAGCACAAACAGGTGGCCACCGGCCGCCAGCAACACAGGAAACGACCCGATGAGCCTGAAACTGATCACCCCGCCGGCGGCGCTGGCGGTGTCGCTCGATGCTGCGCGCACTTCGGCCAGGGTGGACGGCGAGGAGCACGATGCCGAGCTGCGCCAGGTTGTCGAGCAGTACACCCGTGAGGCCGAGCACGAAACCGGCCGCGCGTTCGTGGAACAGACCTACCGGCTGACGCTCGACGCATTTCCGCCGGCGATCCGGCTGGACAAGCCGCCGATCCTGCGCGTAGAGCACGTGAAATTCTTCGACCAGGAAGGCGTGCAGCGCACTCTCGACCTGCAGGATTGCCTGCTCGATGCGGAGGAGGAGCCTGGCTGGCTGGTGCCGGCGCCGGACTGTGCATGGCCGGCGACGCAGACGCGCATCAAGGCGGTCGAGGTGGTTTACACCAGCGGCTACGGCGCCGACGACGCGGCCGTGCCGGCGAACGCCAGGGGCTACATCTTGGGGCGGATCTCGGAGCACTTCGCGCCGGCCGGCACGCCCAAGAACGAATTTCTGGGCAAGCTGCTCGACGAGCTGCGGGTGTTCGCATGATGAACGACCGAATCACGCTGCAGCACCCCGGCCCTGGCGCCGGGAAGCTCCGCGCGCCGGACGCCTGGGCGGACGTCGCGACGGTCTGGGCCCACGTGCTGTTTCCGAGCGGCGCCGAGGTGGTGCGCGCCGGCGGCGAGGTCTCGATCGTGAAATGCTCGATCCGGATCCGCGCGCGCGCAGGCCTCGATACCTCCTGGCGCGTCCAGTTCAAGGGCAAGGCCTACGACATTGAGTCGGCGCTGCCAGATGGCCGCGATCCGCGGTTCGTGTTCTTGGTCTGCAAGGGGGTGTCGTGATCGAGTTCAACATGTCGCAGCTCCAGGATGCGTTCAAGGAAATGGCCAAGCGCGTGGAGGAGAGCGTCAGCGAGAGCGTCTTGCGTACTGTCGGCTTCGCCGGCGCCGAGATCTTCCGGGACCAGGCCAGGCAGAACTCGCTGAAGCACCGCCAGACCGGCCTGCTGTACGACAGCATCATCACGAAGCGCCTCGAAGAGGATTCGGACGGCGGCAAGCGGCAGGTCTACCTCGTCACCGTGCGCAACGGTGGCGGCGGCCGGCCGGGGGCGTTCTACTGGCGCTTCGTCGAGTATGGACACAAGTTCGTGCCGCGCAACAAGAAGGTCAGCAAGAAGACCGGCCGCACAATCGGCTGGAAGGCGCACCGGCGCGCCGCCGAGCTCGAATACGGCACCGCCAGCGCGCCGGCGTACCCGTTCATGCGCCCAGCGTACGAAAGCAAGAAGAAGGAGGCCGTCGACGTCATGACGCGCACGCTGGCCGAACAGATTGCGAGGAATGCCCGATGACCCCTGAAGACCATATTGACGCCGTGCTGCAGCACCTGGCCGGCGGCCGCGTCTTCCCCGATGTTGCACCGCTGAACACCGAGCGGCCGTTCATCACCTACCAGGCGGTGGGCGGCGCGCCGGACAACTACCTGAGCGGCGACCTGCCCGAGAAGCAGCAGGTGCGCATGCAGGTCAATGTCTGGGCCGCGCGGCGCGCCGAGGCCTCAGAGATCGGCATGCTGGTTGAGGATGCGATGCGCTCCGCCACGCACCTGCAGGTTGAAGTGATCACCGGCCGCGTGGCCACCTACGACGAGGAGGCCGACCTGCGCGGAACCATGCAGGACTTCAGCATGTACTGCTGACCCAGAACAACCCCTTCCAGGCCGTCCCGAGAAATCCGGGCGGCTTTTTCATGCCCGCGAGGGCGCGCAATGGCCCGGATTCCGGGCTTTTTTACTTATGAAAGGCCCTCACCATGGCTGTATCCGTACCCAATAACAGTACCTTCTCGGTTGCCACTACCTACGGCGCGCCGATCGCCGTGTCCGCCGCGAGCAACGCAACCGAAGCGGTACTGACCACCGCCAACAACACCTTCGCGGTCGGCGACATCCTCGAGTTGACCACCGGCTGGGTGAAAGCCAATCTGCGCCTCTTCCGCGTGAAGGCGGCAACGGCAACCAGCGTCACGCTGGAGGGTTTCGACACCACTTCGGTCAAGAATTTCCCGGCCGGCAACGGCGCCGGCTCGCTGCGCAAGGTGATGTCCTGGACCGTCATGCCGTATATGAAGGAATTCACGGTCTCGGGCGGCGACCCCAAGTACAACACCGAAGAATTCCTGGACGTGGAAGACGAGATCCAGATGTTCAACGGATTCTCGGCTTCTTCGATCGCGATGAGCATCGCCGACGACCCGTCCCTGCCGCACAACGCAATTCTGCAGGCTGCCACCGACTCCCAGGCCGTGACCGCGATTCGCGTGGTCCTGCCGTCCGGCGCGCCGCTGCTCTACAACGGCGTGCTGGGCTTCAATCCGAGCCCGTCGCTGGTCAAGGGCCAGGGCATGGTTGTTAAATGCGGCGTTGCCCTGCGCAGCCGCGTGAACCGCTACCCCGCCCCAGCAGCGTAATCGTGTTGCCAGCCGGCGCCGAATGGTCGGCGCCAGCCTTCCCAGCCCGCGGGGTAGCGCCTCGCGGGTCTTTTTTTTTATCTCTCTCGAAAGAAAATCATCATGGCAAAAGCAAAACTTTCCCTGGCCGGCGAAAACACCTTCACCGCAACCGTCTTGATTCCAGTCCCGGGCGGCAAGACCGCCGAGGTCGATTGGGTGTTCGCGTGGATGCCGCGCGACCAGTTCAAGGAATTTATCAAGAACCTGGAAGGTGCCGAGGACGTTGACGCGCTGATGGATATCAGCCGCGGCTGGGATTTGGACGACGATTTCGGCAAGGCCGCAGTCGAGAAGCTGACCCAGAAATACATCGGCGCGGCTCGTGCGGTCCTGGATAAGTTCATCGCCGAGATCACCGGCGCCCGCGCAAAAAACTAAGAGCCGTCGCCTCGGCCCTCTATGAGCCTGAGCCCTCCGAAGCCGATCTGGCGGTGGCGGGCCTGACCCTGGAGGACTTGGCGGCGGAGCCCGTCGAAATCTGGCCCGAGAACTACCGCGCCTACCGCCTGTTCCATAGCCTACGCAGGCAGTGGCGGATCGCGCCGATGGGCGGCCCACTCGGGCTCGACTTTGCGATCGCATTCCATCGGATGGATCGGATGGGGCTGACACCGGAGGAATACAACCAGCTGGACGAAGACCTGCAGGTGATGGAAGACGCAGCGCTGGAGGCGATGCGGAAGAAAGAATAGACGTTGTGCCGCCGCCGGGCGGCTTTTTTATGGGCGGCGCATGAGCACTATCACCAACGAAGCAGTCATCAAGGTCACCGCCGACGCTAGCGGCGTCGAGTCTGGCCTGCGCCAGGTCGAAGCGGCTACCGCGCGCACTGGCAAGAATCTCGAAAACCTCGGCGCCACCGCGCAGAAAACGGGGAAATCGCTCGAGACGCTCGGTGCTAACCCAGGCTTGCGCAACGTCGGCGAAGGTGCCGGCGCGGCAGCCGGCCAGGTCGACCGTGCGACGAAGAGCATGGCTGACTCGATCCAGCGCGCCACCGCTACGATGAACGCCGGCGCGAAGGGCAGCGCAGCCTACTACGAGGCCTTGGCCAATACGCGCGGACTGAACATTACCGCGCTGCGCCCGTACCTGGATCAACTGGACGCGGTCACCCGCAAGACCCAGCAGGCCGCAGCAGCCCAGCGGCAACTCGACGCTGGGAATAACTTCCTCGCAGGGCTGCGCGCTCAGGCTGATGGCATCGGTAAAACCGCATCGCAGTTGGCAGCCCTGCGCGCCGAGGAGCTGGGTGTTGCGGACGCCGCGCGCCCGTTGATCGAGCAGCTGCAGGCGGCCGAGGAAGCGGCAGGTAACGCCGGCTCATCGGTGAGCGGCTTCAGCGCAGCTCTGGCAAGTGTTGCGTCCGGCGCAACAGTGGCCGCTATTGCGCAGCTCTCCGACGAGTACGGTGCCTACGTGGGTCAACTCAAGCTTGCAACGTCTGGCCAGGCCGAATTCGCGAATGCCCAAGCCGCAACGCGGCGGATCGCAGCCACCGCCCAGTCCGACTTGTCGGCCACTGGCGCGCTCTACGCCAGCATCACGAAAGGCACGCGTGACCTCGGAATTGCACAGAGGCAGGTGGCCGACATCACCGAGGTTGTCAGCCTCGGCCTGAAGGTCTCGAACGCAAGTGCGCAAGCCTCTGCTTCGGCAATTTACCAGCTGACGCAGGCGTTCGGCATGGGGGTGCTGCGAGGCGAAGAATTCAACGCCGTGAACGAGGCGTCGCCGCGCCTGATGCAGGCGCTGGCCGATGGTATCGGCGTGCCTGTGGGCGTGCTGCGCGCCATGGCTGAGCAGGGCGTACTGACCACCGACGTGCTGGCGAACGCGCTCCCGCGCGCGCTGGGAGCGCTCCGCACCGAGGCAAAATCGGTCGAGTCGATCGGCGGCGCCGTCACGGTGCTGAAAAACAACCTGTTGGAGCTGGTCGGATCGACTGCGCAATCGAATGGCGCTGTGAGCGTGCTGTCGGGCAGCATTGGGCTACTGGCCGACAACCTGGTGCTGGTCGGCGGCGCGGTCTCGACGATTGCTGGCGCGAAGTTGGCATCAGTGCTGGGTGCAGCTGCAAAAACCGCTTACGACAACGTTGTGGCAAATCGCGCTCTCGCAGCATCCAACCTGGCGGCGGCGAATGCGAACGTTGTTTCCACCGCTGCCGCGTCAGCAACTGCCGCGGCGCGAGTCAACGAACTCCGCGCAGCAGTGCTGGCCGCAGATGGAAATGCTGCGCTGGCCATCACGACGAACGGCTTGATTCCCGCCCAGAGGGTGGCTACGCAGGCCTCCGCTGCGCACACTGCAGCATTGACGGCGCAGGCGGCAGCGGCGCGAGCTGCTTCGCTCGGAGTGGCTGCTGCGCGCGGCGCGCTTTCGCTGCTTGGCGGGCCGCTCGGCGCCGTTGTCACCGTTCTGGGCTTGGCCGCGACAGCCTGGGCCGTGTGGGGTAGTGAAGCCGAGAAGGCTAACGACAAGGCGGCCGAATCGACCGAGGAATCGACGGCCGATATGATCGCTCGCCTCGATGAGCAGATCGCCAAACTCCGGGAGCGCAACGCGCTGGCTGCCACTGAGCCACGCATCAAGGCGCTCGACGGCATCAGCGAGGTCGACAAAGACGGCCTAGCACGCGCGAAGGCGGCGCTCGACGCGAACAGGGCGGCGCAGGCTGCGGCTGGCACTGATGCGCGGGCGCGCATGATGCTGCAGCTCGAAGAGGTCGAGCTTTCAGGCAAATACGAGGCGGCACTCGGCCGCGTGAGGGCCCTGCAGAGCGAGGTCGCCGTGGCGGCCGCACGCACCCGCGGCGAGCGTCTGGACGACTGGTATGCCAAGAACGGAACGGCGGCCCAGCGCCTGGCTGCCGAGCTCGAAAGCCTCAAGAAGGAATTCGGCACCATCCCTCCAGAAATGGAGAAGCTGGTGCGCGCCAAGTTCGCGGATCCGGCGGCCACGAAGGCGATGGCCGATCAGGCGAAGGCGGCCAAGGAATATGCCGACCTGATCGACCGCATCAATGGCAAGAGCCTGGGCGTCGATGCCGACTACGTGGAGAACCTGCAGCGGCTGGCCGCAGGCTACGCCGCCGGCAAACAGTCGATGGCCCAGTATGTGGCCACGGTTGAGGCGTACATCAAGCAGCAGCCGTTCGCAAAGCAGGCCGAGGAAGATCGCCTGAAGGCGCTCAAGGAACTGAGCGACTTCCAAGACGGCTATTCCAAAGGCCTGGAGGCGACCAGCGCCGTGTACGCCAAGCGCGTGCAGGACGCCCAGGACGAGGCGACGCGCAACGAGGAGCTGGCGCGCACCTACGGTATGACGAAGTCTGCTGTCGAGCAGCTGGAACTGGCACGCCTGGAGGGCCAGCTGGCGCAGCGCTCGACGCTGGGCCTGACGCTCGACGAGATCGAGTACCTCGAGAAGCTGATCGACGCGAAGAAGCGCAACGCCGCGGCCGTTTCGGCGATGGAGCAGGTCGACGCTGCGAAAAAGGCAGCAGAGGAGTGGAAGCGCGCCGCCGACTCGATCGAGAAGTCGCTCACCGACGCGCTGCTGCGGGGGTTCGAGAGTGGGAAGGACTTCGGCCAAAACCTGGTCGATACGCTCAAGAACATGTTCGGCACGTTGGTGCTGCGGCCGATCATTTCGGCCGCTGTCACGCCGCTGGCGGCAGGTCTGACCAATACCCTGGGGCTTGGCGGCGCGGCCGGCGCCGCCGGTGCCGCTGGTTCGGTCGGCGGCTTGGCCAGCGCGGCCAGCGGCGTATCGAACCTGTACGGCCTGGCTACCGGCGGCACCACGCTGGCCGGCGGGCTGGGTACAGGCTTCCTCGGAAGCTTGGCTGGAGGCCTGAATGGCGCCGGCATAGGCTCCGGCCTGACGTCGGCGCTCGGCATGAACATCGGTAACGGCATTGCGAGCGTGGTCGGCCCGAACATCGCCAGCGGCATTGCCTCGGGCCTGTCCGGACTGGCGGCGGCCGCTCCGTGGGTCGCTGGTGCGCTGGCGGTTGTATCGATCGGGAAGGCGGCATTCGGCCGCGGCCCGAAGGAATACAACGGCAACAGCAGCATCGAAGGCTCGTTCGGGGCTGATGGTCTGGATGCCGCGCAGTTCGCCGAGTGGAAGAAGAAGGGCGGATGGTTCAGCAGCAGCAAGACCGGCCGGGATCGCTTCGACCTCACCGACGAAATGTCGGCATCGCTCACCTCGGCCTACGACGCCATCAAGGCATCGTCGGCGGACTTCGCCGAGGTCCTTGGCCTGAACGCCGCGAGCATCGCAACACGCTCACAGACCATCAAGATCGCGCTCGGCAAGGATGAGGCCGCTAACCAGGCGGCGATTGCCGAGTTCTTCGCCGGCGTGGCCAACACGGTGGCGGCCGAGCTCCTGCCGGAGATCGGCAAGTTCCAGGTGCAGGGCGAGCAGGCGTCGGCCACGCTGCAGCGCCTGGCGGTCAACTTCAGCGCGGTCGACCAGATCCTGGTGGCGATGGGCGCCAGCTCGGAAGTCGCATTCCGCGCTGTCGGCGCCGCATCGATCGAGGCGCGCGAGCGGCTGCTGGCGTTCGCTGGCGGCGTCGACGCGCTCGCCTCGGCGACGACCTTCTTCAACGACAACTTCCTGACCGAGGCCGAACGGGTGGCGATCATCCAGAAGCCGCTGCAGGAAGGGCTGGCGGCCCTCGGCTACGCTAGCCTGACCACCGCCGACCAGTACAAGGAAGCGGTGCAGCAGCTGGTGTCGTCCGGCGCGCTGGCCACGGAGCAGGGCGCCAAGCAGTATTCTGGCCTGCTGGCCCTGGGCCCGCAGTTCAAAACCGTGTCCGACTACCTGAAATCGGTGGGCGATGCGGCGGCGGAAACCGCCCGACTCGCAGCTGAGGCGGCCCAGAAGGCGACCGAGGCCGCGCGCCAGTCGGTGCTGGACCAGGCCTCTGGATTGCTGTCCGGTGTCGATGGTGCGGTTTCGGTGTTGCAGCGCGTAGTCGACCGCCAGAAGGCTGCGCTGCAGGATGACATCCAGGCGCGCACCGAAGCGGTCAGCAAGCTGCGAAGCCTGTCGGACGCCCTACGCAACTCGCTCAACGGTATTCGCACTCCTGAACAGCAGGAGGCGGAGCGCGCGAGCGCAATGGCGGAAGTGCGCGCAGCGGCTGCGATTGCCCGCGCCGGCGGCCCATTGCCGGATGCGGACAAGCTGCAGAAGGCGCTGGCCAGGATCGGCAATGGCCCCTCGACGGACGGATATGCCACCTATCAGGACTACCAGCGGGACCTGTTCGGCACCCAGGGCGACCTGGCCGAGCTGGCCCGGCTGACCGATGGCGCACTCACGGTGGAAGAGCGCAGCCTGAAGGCGGTCGAGGATCAGGCGGAGCAGCTGGGGGTGATGCTCGAGCGCGAGCAAGAGCAGATCGACATCCTGAAAGGGATCAGCACCACCGGCCTGACGATCGCTGACGCAATGCGCGGACTGCAGGGTGCGCTCGCCGCGGCGCGCGCTAACCCCGTGGTGTCGGCTGGCGCAGCAATCAGCAACGCCTACCAGACCCACCTGGGCCGGGCGCCGGAAGCTGCCGGCATGGAGTATTGGCAGGGCGCTGCTGCCGGCGGCATGCCGATCGAAGAGATCGTGAACGGCATTGCCAACTCGACCGAGGCTAACCTGAACAAGCTGTATCAGGAGGTGCTTGGCCGGGCGCCGGACGCGGCCGGGATGGATTTCTTCGCCAAGGCCTACGGCGCGACGATGGACGCGACCGAAATCGCGGACTTCATCAAGTCGGCCAAGAACAGCGAGGAGTACCAGAAGCTGCGCGGCTTTGCCGTAGGCACGAACCAGGTGCCCTACGACATGCCAGCCTACATCCACAAGGACGAGCGGATCATCCCGGCGGCTGACAACCGCGAGCTGATGCGCCGCCTGGCCAGCCCTGAGGGTAACGCCGATGCGCTGGCGCAGGAGGTGGCGCGCTTGGCAGCCGTGATTGAGGCGCAGCAGCGAGAGAATGTCGAACTGCGTAGTGCCCTGCAGGACGGCCTTCTGGCCATCGCAACCCATACCAGCAACACCGCCTCCCACCTGGATGATGTAGTGAACGGCCGCAAGCCGATCGCAACCGAGGTGGCGCCGGTACTAGCATAAGGAACCCGATGGATATCATTGAACCTGTCGCCCTGGGCGACGTCACCTGCACGCGCGCCGCTTCGGCACCGTATTACGACCGGAACGGCGTGCAGCAGATGGCGCCGCCAAATACCTTGCGGGTCACCTACGACCCGGCCGATCTGAGCAAAGCGCCGTATGCCCTGCTCGACGCCGGCGAGATACTCAGCGCCGGCGGCGGCTTGGTGTATTCGAATGTGCCGATCGCCGAGCCGTCTTACAGCGCCGCGGCGACCTACGCGAAGGATGCGCTGGTCTACGACCCGGCGAGTCACAACGTGTTCCAGTCGCTCATCGACAGCAACGTCGGCAAGGCCCTGACGGACACCACCGCCTGGACGCCGCGCGGCGCCGTCAACCGCTGGGCGATGCTGGACCAGTACAACAACACCCAGACCTCCAACCCCGAGGAAATCATCATCGTGGTTTCGCCGCAGGTGATCAGCCAGGGTTTCTACATCGGCAACGTCGATGCGGCCGAGGTGAGGGTGTCGGTGGTCGACCGGAGCAAGGGGCTGGTCTACCGCGAGGAGCAATCGCTGAAGGTTTCGACCTCCGGGTCGAGCTTCTTCAACTGGTGCTTCAAGCGGATCCGGCGTAAGACCTGGGCGGTCAGCTTGAAGCTTCCGCCGTTCGCCAATGCGCTGATCACGATCGCCATCCGCAAGCCCGGCGACACGCCGAAGTGCGGCATGTGCGCGATCGGTCCGACGGCGGACCTGGGCAAGACGCTGATGACGCTCGGCGCCGAGATAAAGGATTTCTCCGACACGTCGTTCAACTTCGACGGCACCAGCAAGACGACGATCCGCAACTGGGCCAAGCGCATCACGGCCGATGTCGTGGTCGCCGCCGACCAGGTCGACGCGGTATATGAGCTGCTGGCCGACTACCGCCAGAAGAACATCGTGTGGGTCGGCTCGCTGAAATACGGCTTGGCGATCGCCTTCGGCCGCTACTCGAGCCTGAAGCCGGTCGTGAAGGGGAAAACCCGTTGGGACATGTCCATGCAAATTGAAGGAACCGTATGACCATTTCCGTGTTACTCGATCCGGCGCAGATGCCGGACCAGTCGCAGGACCAGCTGGACTTCGACAACAAGATGTCGGGGCTGATGCGTGACCTGCCGAAGTTTGCTGCAGAGCTCAATGCAACCGAGGCGGCGGTGTCGTCGTTTGCCGCCGGCGGTGCCTACGCATTCCCGTACGTGTTTGACAACGCCACTGCCGATGCGGATCCTGGAGCGGGCAAGCTGCGCTTGTCCAGTTCAACCCAGAATACCGCCACGGCGCTGCGCGTCGACGCACTGGCATTCGGTGGCGGGAACATGATGGGCATCTTCGATATGCTTTCCGTAGTAACGAGCGTCATCAAGGGCGGTATTCGCCTCGTGAAAGCTGGTGATGTAACCAAGTGGCTGCTGTTCGACGTGATCGGCGTGTCGTCTGGTACCGGTTATCGAAACCTCGCGGTAGTCCACCGCGCTGGCAGCTCGGCAAGTCCATTCGCGAAAGACGATGCGCTCATGGTCTATATTGACCGCAACGGCGATGCTGGAACACAGCAAGGGATGACGCAGTTGCTGGCTCAGATGAATGTCGGCACGCCTGCTGCTTCTATCGTGCTCCCCGACATCTTCTTGAGCATCTACGACTGGTATCTCATGGATATTCAGCTGACTTCAAGCAACGACATCAATATTGCCACTCGCTTCTACTCCGGAGGCGCGCTTCTCTCCGGATCTGCGTATTTCGGTGGCCCGACACGAATCGGTAGCGTGCAATCGGCGGGAAGTAATTTCACGCTGGGGGAGACCAACGGCGCTTTCACGTCTGGCATTCTGCAGCTCAAATCGAAAACCCTGATATGGGACGGCTGTAGTGTCACATCGACAGGAAGTCGATATGCTTCCAGCCAACGAGGATCGATTGCCGGCAGCGAAGTTCTTAGCGGTGTAGGTTTCTTCGCTCAAAGTAGCGGAACGGTCACCGGATCGGTGCGCATCTATGGAGTAGGAAAATGAGCAATTTGACCGCGGAGTGGAAAGATGGCCAGATGGTCTATCGAAGCCCAACGCCAGAAGAGGAGCAGGGCGGAGAAAAATCGGTTGCAGATATGCGGATTGAGAAGAACACGCAGATCGACACGTGGCGCGCCGAGGCCAACGCTTCGACGTTTCCGCACGCTGGGAAGCAGATCGCATGCGATGCGTTGTCTCGCTCCGACATCGACGGTGTGGCCAACCACATCGCGCTGTTCGGAGTTTTTCCCGACGGCTGGCCGGGCGGCTGGAAGGCGACCGATAAAACGATGTTGCCGTTGTCCGATGTCGACGCTTTCCGGGCCATGTACGCCTCGATGACCGCCCAGGGCACCGAGAATTTCAACCACTCGCAGGAACTGAAAGCGCAGCTGGCGGCCGCCAGCACGCCGGAAGAGATCGCGAGAATCCAATGGTGACAACGTGAAAGCAGCGTTCTACAAGGGCACGCGTCCGGGCCTGGCCGGCATCTACAACCGCTTGGTGCGGTGGTGGACCCGCAGTGACTTTTCGCACGTTGAGCTGGTGCTGTCGACCGGCCGCGCCTGGTCGGCCTCGTTCGCCGACGGCGGGGTGCGCAACAAGCTGATCGACTTCGACCCGAAGAACTGGATCCTGATCGACCTGCCGCCCGAGCTGGAGCAGGGCGCCGAGGCCTGGTTCCGCGCTCACCGCGGCGCGAAGTACGACCTGCTGGGCAACCTGCAATTCGTGCTGGCGCCGATCCCGCACAGCCAGCGCCGCTGGTTCTGCTCCGAGGCGGTGGCGGCAGCGCTCGACATTCCGGACCCCTGGCGATACTCGCCCGGCACGCTGGCCAGCGCGCTCACCCTCCTGCAACAGCCCGCTCCGGCGGGTTTTTTTACGCCCATCGAAAGGCAACAATGAGCAAAATCTCCGCGCCCGAGCTGGGCAGCTACGCCGGCGCCGGCACCGCAATCGGTGCATCCATGACGCTGACGGAGGTGGGCGTCATCGTCGGTATCGCTACCGCGCTGCTGACGTTCATCCTCAATTTCCTGTACATGCGCCGGAAGGACGCGCGCGAGCAGCGCCTGGCCGACCTCGAGCAGCGCGAACGCGAGGTGCGCCTGGCACAGCTGCAGGCCCAGGCGTGCGAGGTGACGTCGTGATGCGCCGGGCCGGCCTGGCCGCTATCGTTGGCGCCGTCGCCGCCGGCGCGCTGCTCGTCCTGACGCCGCGGTTCGAGGGCACCAAGCTCACGACCTACCGCGACCTGGGCGGCGTGCTGACCTACTGCACCGGCGCCACCGAGAACGCGCAATGGGGCAAGACCTACACGCCGGAGCAGTGCCAGGCCCAGCTCGACCGCGATCTGGAGCGGCATGCCGCCGGCATCGCGCGGTGCGTGCCGATGGACCGCCTGACGGATGGACAGAAGGTGGCGTTCGTCGACGCGGCCTACAACATCGGTGTAGGCGCCTTCTGCGGCTCGAGCATGGCCCGCCGGGCGAACGCCGGCGACATGGTCGGCGCGTGCGATGCGCTGCTCATGTGGAACAAGGTCGGCGGCCGCGAGGTGCGCGGGCTGACGCTCCGGCGCCAGGCCGAGCGCGAGATCTGCATGAACGGACTGCCATGAAGCTGCGACTTCTCGACGAAATGGTGATGTTTCACTGTCCCGGCTGCGGCGAAGATCACGCGATCACGGTGCAGGCGAGCGACATCCCGGGTCCAGTGTGGTCGTTCAATGGCGACGCCGCCCGGCCGACGTTCCAACCCTCGATCTTGGTCACCGCTCCGCGCTGGGAGCCGCCTGTCACGGCGGATAACTGGGCCGAGTGGCGTCGCGCGCCTTGGGAGCAGAAGCAGATCGACCACATTTGCCACAGTTTCGTGACCGACGGCCGCATTCAGTTCCTGGGCGACTGCACGCACACGCTTGCTGGCCAGACGGTCGATCTTCCGGATTGGGGTGCGTCATGATCACGACGCCATACCGCACGCTGGCGGCCGGCCTCGCCGTGCTGCTGGCCATGGCGCTCGCCGGCGCCAGCGGCTGGATCGCCAACGGCTGGCGGCTCGACGCCGCGCACCGCGCCGACATCGCCGCACGCGATGCCCAGCTGGCTGCGGCCAAAGATCTTGCCCGCCTACGCGAGCAGGACTGGACCGCTCAACGAAACCAGGCTCTCGAAAATGCAAACTCCCGCGATCAAACCATCCGCGCTCTGGCTGCTGGCTCTACCAGCGCTTCTCTCGGCCTGCGCGACACCCTTGCCGCCATCGGCCGCGGCGTGCCCGACGCTTCCGTCGAAGCCCTCCGTCACTCAACCACAACCCTCGCAGCCGTACTCCAAAACTGCCAGAGCGAATATCGAGACCTGGCAGAAAAGGCTGACCGACACGCCAGCGACGCGCTGACCCTGGAGCAGGCCTGGCCGAAGTAGGGCGCACCGCTAGTGCGCCAATATTGCCGGCTTGCTGAGCACTGCTAAACTCCCCTCATCAATAGAATTCCAGGGGAATTATGCGCAGCGAACCGACGATACTTGAAAAGCGCTCTGGCCAGGCCTTGCTGGCTGCATTCGCCACCAAGCACACGATCGAGAATGAAGAATTCGGAGATCGTCCTGATCTCACCTTTATCGCGGACGGTCATAACGTGGCAGTTGAGATAACGAGCCTGTTGCCATCCGATGTTCACCATACGATAAAGACATTTTTCAAGAAACTTTACCGGAATGGAATTGCTCTCGGGAAAATTGTAATTCCGATCGAGCCCGATATGTGGATTAAAGCGGCAATTGAGAGGAAGTGGAAGAGCGTTCAGAAATACAGCAACTTTTCATCGCTCGAAAACTTAAATCTACTCATTCATCGCCCTGGAATACTCAGTGATATTACTGAGTACGATGATGATGGATTTATTAATGCACTGTATTATGGTCATGCGAAATCCAGTCACGGATTTTTGAATGTATTCTACTGGTCGGGAACACGCATTGTCCCTCTTCCAAGAGCGAGCCGGTCAGTTCCTCCAAGAACACTTGACCTCTCGAACGGCTATCCTGCATGGATCGTACTTTCTCACACTAGTGAGCAGAGCAAAACCCGAGAACTGCTCGAAGGGAATCCGCTATCGTTTGACCTCCCGGCTGAACACACTAAAATAGTAAAGCCGATGACTCCAGAATTTAAGGGTCTTCCGCCGCTTATGCCTGAGAATAATTTCCGAGTTTCATTCGGATTTCGCGAGAAGGAACGCTAGCGATCAGGTTGGTTAGCAATAGTGACCTTGATCCATACTTATTCTAACTTCGATACCCCGTTTAATGAATTCGCTTAGCAGGCCTAGGCTATCAACCTGCTGCGCCAGTATGCGGAATGCGCTGCTCGTCATGCGAAGACTGTTCATGCGTGGCCGAGGTAGAGCCCCGGCGAGGGCCGCCCTGGATCAGCACCCGCTGAATCACCGGCAGTGGCACGAGACAGGTCTGCAGAGACAGCACGCCGGCGCCCATGCCGAAGACTGCTGCGATGTTCACGGCTAGGTCGACCTGTATGGCGGTCAATCGATCAGTTCGTTTATCCATGGAAATAGACTACCGGCAGGACGCGCAGGCAAGTTTGAGCGGGATCAAACGTTGACGCTGTTATACTGTATAAAAACACAGTATTGCAGGAGTGCATCATGATAACTACAGCCGCCACGTTCAACCCCGAAGATCTGCACCCGTCGCTCTGGCGTGCCTCGCAGTTGGCGCGCAACCACACGCGATGCGTCAGCACCGGCCACCCGGCGCTCGACAACCAGCTCCCCGGCGGCGGCTGGCCAACGGGGTCGATGACGGACCTGCATACGCAGCAACCCGGGATCGGTGAGCTGCGCCTGCTGGCGCCGGCGCTGTCTAAGGTGTCGGAGAGGAAGATCGCGTTTCTGCAGCCGCCGCACCCACCCCAAGCGCTGGCCTTGGCCGCCATGGGCATACCGCCCGAGTCGGCCCTGTGGCTGCGCGCGGACCGGACCGCGGACGCGCTGTGGGCCGCCGAGCAGGTGCTGCGCAGTGGGAGCTGTGGCGCGCTACTGTTCTGGCAGCACCAGATCCGCGCCGAGAGTCAGCGGCGCCTGACCCTGGCGGCCCAGGAGGGCGAGACGCTGTTCTTTATGATCCGGCTGCTCGCCTCGGCGCAGGACCCGTCGCCAGCGCCGCTGCGCCTGGCGCTACGCCCGCGCGCTGGCGGCCTGGAGGTGGGGTTCGTGAAGAGGCGAGGGCCGCAACGCGACGAGCCGCTGTTCCTGCCGATGCAGATCAACCCGGCGCATCGCCTTCAGCCACAGCCGCACAGCACCCCAGCTCACGCGGCAGAAGAGGCGGCCGCCACGGCGACTGCCCACTGATGGACTACGCGACTTGGTCGCGCCGCAGCGGCGCAGCCGACGCGCTGACGGACGGCGCAGAGCAATCGTCGGCCCATACCTGCATGAGCACCTTGCGCTTTTCGATCAGGTCGCCACGACGGTAGGCGGCCTCCACCTTGTCCGGGAGGCTGTGCGCCAGCGCGTGCTCGCAGACCTCGCGCGGGAACGAGTTGCCGACCGATTCGGCGCACCAGTCGCGGAAGGTCGACCGGAAGCCGTGCATGGTGATGTCGCCCCGGCCCATCCGGCGAAGCACGGCCGTCAGGCTCATGTCGGAAAGGTCGCGGTCCAGCCGCTGGCCGGGGAACACGATGTCACCGACGCGCGGCAGGTCCTTTAGCAGGGCCAGAGCCGCGCTCGACAGCGGCACGCGATGCTCCTTGCTCGCCTTCATTCGCGCGGCCGGCACGGTCCATATCGCTGCATCCAGGTCGAACTCTTCCCACCGCGCGCCGCGGATTTCGCCCGATCGCGCGGCCGTCAATATGCCGAACTCCACGGCGCGCGCCGCCGTGCCGCCGCGCTGCCGTAGGTCGACCATGAAGGCGCCGATTTCTTGCCAGGGCAGGGCCGCATGGTGCGCCACGCGCGCAACCTTGTTCGGATCCGCCAGCAGATTCTCCAGGTGCCCGCGCCAGCGCGCCGGATTCTCACCCGACCGGAACTTACTGACGGTAGCCCAGTCCAGGATGTTCTCGATCCGGCTGCGCAGCCTGGTCGCGGTCTCGGTCTTCTCCTGCCAGATCGGCTGCAGCACCTTCACCACCAGCGACGTGTCGACGGCGGCCACCGGCAACGCGCCGATCAGCGGGCTGGCATAGGTCGCAATCGTGCTCTCCCACTGCGCGGCGTGCTTTTGGCTTTTCCAGCTGCTGCGGTGCGCTGCGATATACTCTTTGGCGCAGTGGTCGAATGTGACCGCCTTCGCCCGATCGAGCGCCGCCTCCAGCTTGACGGCGTTGCGCTCCTCCAGTGGGTCGATGCCATCGAGTAACGACGCGCGGCAAGCCTTGGCCTTTTCCCGGGCCTGCGCGAGGGTAACCGTGTGCAGGGCGCCCAGGCCCATCTCGCGTTGCTTTCGGGCGAGCGTGAACCGAAAGATCCAGCTCTTCGTGCCCGACTTCGATATCTGCAAATACAGGCCGGCGCCATCCCCGTAATATCCCGGCTCTTTCAGGCGCGATACTGCCGCCGCACTGAGCTTCTCAACCGTCCTCGCCAA